GGCGGTATAAGTGGTAATGATTTAGTTGATTGTGTACGTGGTGTTAATTATACAACTGCGGCAACGCATATAACAGCTACTAAAATTTATGTACAAAACTTACCTACAGTCAACGTATGGCCAGCACCCGACCAAAGTAGTTTTTATACTTTTGTATACTACAGATTAAGACGTATTCAAGATGCAGGTACGGGACTCTCAGTTGAAGATATTCCGTTTAGATTTATCCCTTGCATGGTTGCAGGGTTAGCTGCGTATTTAAGTATGAAGTTACCTAATGTTGATCCTACTAGAATTCAGATGTTAAGAGCAGATTATGAAGCGGCGTTTCAATTAGCAGCTGACGAAGACAGAGAGAAAGCAAGTATTAGGTTTGTACCTAGAGACATGAGTTACATAAGGTAGACGATGCCAAGTAAATACGCAAGTGCTAAGAACTCGATAGCCCAGTGTGACCGTTGTGGATTTAGATTCAAACTAAAACAACTTAAAACATTGGTTATTAAGACCAAAAATGTTAATATACTTGTATGCCCTGAGTGTTGGGAACCGGATCAACCACAGTTAAGTCTTGGTCTATACCCAGTGAACGACCCACAAGCAGTGCGTAATCCAAGACCTGATAGTCCTGGTTATTTTCAATCAGGTTTAACTGGAATACAAATAACATCTGGCACAGGTAATGATGTCGATCAAACAGGCGTACCATCAGGAGGTAGCCGAGTGTTTCAGTGGGGTTATAATCCTGTAGGCGGAGCTTCATCATTTGATGCAGCATTAACACCGAATGACTTAGTAGGAATAAGTGCACTAGGTGATGTAACAATATCAATATCTTAAGGAGAAACAAAATGGCTTATAAATCAGGTGCTGACGGAATTGCTAAAAAAGGTAAAACCGAAGGCCGTAATTTAGGTGATACAGGATCAAGCGTAGGAATTAAAAAGGTCCTATACACGCAGGTTCTAAAGGTGGTAAAACTAATGCTGATATGAAAAGTATGGGCAGAGGTTTAGCTAAAATTGCAGCACAGAAAAAGGGATAATTATCATGGCAGAATATAAACAACCTATTATTGTACCTAATGCAGAAATTTATTTAACGCAAGACCCTAATAAGTTATCAGCACAACAATTAGTTAAAGGCACAGGTACACCACGTGTAAGCGCAGGAGATCCTGGTTCTAATGTAATAAATAAACATGGTGAACTTGAAACTCGCGGTAATGGCGCAGCTACTAAAGGTCGTAAAGCTAGAGGTCCGATGGCATAAACTATGTCATTAAACTATGCACAATTAGTTGTCCAGATACAGGACTATACAGAAAATACGTTTACTACAACGGATATAAATAACTTTATCCAACAAGCAGAACAACGTATTTACAATACAGTTCAACTACCGGCGCTACGTAGAAATGTCACAGGTACGTTAAGTATTGGCAATAAGTATTTAGCTATGCCAACCGATTGGCTATCTACGTTTAGCTTGGCTGTTATTAATACGGCAAATGAATATAGTTATCTTCTAAACAAAGACGTAAACTTTATTAGGCAATCATTTCCTGATACGGATACAGACTTTTATGGAGAACCTCAATACTATGCCGTGTTTGATAACGCTACATTTATTGTAGGGCCTACACCTGACGCTAACTACTCAGCAGAACTTCATTACTTCTATTATCCTGAATCTATTGTAACAGCAGGCACTTCATGGGTAGGCACTAATTTCAGTTCGGCGCTTTTATATGGTTCTTTATTAGAAGCTTACACCTATATGAAGGGTGAAAAAGATGTGCTTGATAATTATAGAAATCGATATGATGAAGCGATGTTATTACTCAAACAACTTGGTGATGGCAAGAATAGACAAGACGCATACCGATCAGGTCAAGTTAGATACCCAGTTCAATAAAGGAAACTAAATTGGCACTCGTTCAAACATTAGCAACAAGCTTTAAAGTTGAAATCTTAGATGGCATTCATAACTTTGGTACAGGCGTTATACGTGCATCCACTGCAGCAGATACATTTAAGATAGCACTTTATACAGCCAATGCTACATTAAATGCAACAACAACTGTATATGATACAACAGATGAAGTAACAGGGGCGGGCTATACAGCGGGGGGTAACACATTAGTTATTTCTCAAGTGCCTACTTCAACAAATACTGAAACTGTAGCATGGTTAAACTTTGAAAATTCAAGTTGGCCAAGTGCTACCTTTTCAGCAAACGGTGCTTTGATATATAATAGCACTCAAGGTAACAAAGCAGTAGCAGTATTAAATTTTGGAAGTACTAAAACTACGACCAATCAAACGTTTACAGTAACATTCCCGGCGTCTTCATCAAGCGCTGCAATTATAAGGATCACATAATGACAACAGTATCTTCTGTATTTTCAGAAGCACCGCAAGTAAAAGTAAGTAATGTAAGACCGTTAGAAAAAGATTTATATAAGATGATGTGGGACATACCAGAGTATAGAGCAGTAGCTCCTGGTGAACTCATTGCACAAGAATTTTTGAATCAAGCTAGACCTCCTAAAGGGGCGTCAGTATTAGACTTAGGATGTGGCACAGGACGTGGCTCTCTTAATTTAGCTTTTTTCGGTGGCTTAAATGTCACCATGGTTGACTTCGCAGATAATTGTTTAGACGAAGATATTCGACCCATGTTAGAAACACAGAAGCATGCTATGCGATTTGTAGAGGCAGACTTATCTGAACCCCTACCTGTTAAAGCGGCTTATGGATTTTGTACGGACGTGATGGAGCATATTAGACCTCATCATGTAGATAAAGTATTAGATAATTGTTTGGCTGCTTGCCAACATGTTTTCTTTCAAATTGCTACTGAAGATGACAACATGGGTAAAGTGGTAGGACACAAGCTTCATTTAAGTGTACACCCTTATGAGTGGTGGCTAAAGAAGTTTATTGATAGAGATTGTATTATTCATTGGTCTAAAGAAGCACCTGGTTATTGTTTATTCTATGTAAGTGCATGGATGAAAGGTGAAGACGTTGTTGATAAGGGTGTTCTTAATACCAACGAAGAAACTATCAAAGCAAACGTAGAATACAACATTCAAAGGGATTTTATGCAGGTTCAACCTTACCCTACGAATGACCAAGAAGTTATGATTGTGGGCGGTGGACCATCTTTAAATGAACACCTTGAAACTATTAGACAAAAGAGGGCTGATGGTGTTAAACTGATTGCAATTAACGGGGCTTATAAATGGTGCCTTGATAACGGTATTACGCCTTCTGCTATGGTTATGGTAGATGCTAGACCTTTCAATGTACGATTTACTCAACCTATAGTGGATCATTGTAAGTATTTTATTGCTTCTCAGTGTGACCCTACTATATTTGATGGGCTTCCAAAAGACAGAACTTATATATGGCATACAAGCGCGGAATTGCTAAATGACATATTAGCTAAACATTATAAAACATGGTATCCGGTTCCAGGAGGATCTACAGTCCTTTTAAGATCAATACCGTTATTTAGAATGTTAGGATTTAAACAGTTTCATCTCTTCGGATGTGATTCTTGTTTAAGTGATAATGAAGTTCACCATGCATATGAGCAACAAGAAAATGATGGACAGCCGATCATACCTGTAAACGTGGGCGGGAAAATATTCAGCTGCAATCCGTGGATGATCTCTCAGGCACAAGAATTTATTGATTTGATTCGTATGCTAGGAGATGAAATTGAATTAAACATTTATGGCGGGTTACTCCATCATATTTTAGAAACAGGCGCTTCATACGCCGACATAAAGGAGATTTAATATGGCTGCAACAGCATGGCAATTATATAATAAAGCAAAACAATACATAGGTAACGGAACGATCACTCTAGGAGCTGGCGTATTCAAAATGGTATTAGCAACAAGCGCAAGTAATGCATCAACATTTACTTTAACTGCTTATTCGCAAATAACAAATGAAATTGCTGCTACAGGTGGATATGTAACAGGTGGTAAAGACTTAGTACCAGCAACAGCACTGTGGACAGTGGGCGCTTCAGCAAAACAATTTAAGTTCACAATGTCTACAGTAGGTTTAGCATTTACAGCTTCTGGTGCTTCATTGACTAACATTAAATACGCAATTCTACGTAACTCAACTGGCGCTACTGCTGGTAGATTACTATGCTTCTGCCAATTATCATCTAGTCAGTTTACTGTTACATCACCAAATACATTGACAGTTCTACCTGCTGCTACCGGTATCTTTACCTTAACTTAATTTAAGGGGCCATTATGGCAACTAGTGGCTGGGGACGAGGATCCTGGAGTTCTGCTGAGTTCGGCGAAGGTACTGTTATTGACCCTATTGTAGGGGAAGTAGCTTTATTAGGATTTGCTCCGTCATTAGAAAGAACTAGTAATGTTATTACAGATACTGGAGCTTTGTCATTATTAGGCATTGCGCCCTCTGTATTAAGAGAAACTTTAATAACTCCTGATGTAGGTACTATATTAGTACAAGGAGTAGCACCTGATTTATTTAGAGAGTTCTTTATTGAGCCCTCTGTAGGCGATATAAGCGTTGAAGGCTATGCATCTACTACGCCAGCAGGTAGTGTAATTACTATGGTAACCGGCGCTATTTCTACTGGCTTTGCATGGGGATTTGGAGAATGGGGTGGTAGTGCGTGGGGTGGTAATCTTGCACCTTCATTAGTTAATGGAGAAGTTGTTACGCCTTCAGTAGGAGTTGTCTCGATAGTGGGGCAAGAACCTAACCTAGTTAATGGTAAAGTATTTATACCTACAGGCGCGTCTGTATTAGTAGGATCTGAACCAAGCGTTATAGTAAGTGGAAACGTAATAACACCTGCAGCTAACGATGCTTTATTTGATGGCATAGCGCCTTCTGCAGTAATAGGCACGGTAATAACACCTAGTGTAGGCAGTGTGGCTGTTCAAGGAATAGCGCCTACAACAGTAAGAGGCACAGTATTATCACTTGTTACAGGCGCATTAAATATACAAGGCGATGCACCAGCTCTAACCTTTGCTTTCTTTGCTGAGCCGGCAACAGCGCAACTTACGTTAGTAGGAGCAGCCCCTGAAGTTGTAGGTGGCGAAGTAATTACTCCTACAGGAACAGCATTATTAATAGGTTCAGTACCAAGTGTTGTAGTAGGTGGTACGGTTATAACCCCTGCAGTACAAGCAGTAACACTAACAGGCATAGCGCCGTCGTCAGTAGTAAGCAGGGTAATCACCCCTGCAGTGACAAATCTTAGATTAGTTGGTGGTACGGCTACCCTAAGTAACCCAAATTGGAATATAATAAATACATCTCAAACACCTGGATGGGTGCAAATAGCAGCATAAAAAGAACAATTTGTAGTAAAATATAGCAAACTAAAAAGGAATTTATTATGGCAAGTACATATTCAGCACTGAAAATAGAACTCATAGGAACGGGTGAGCAGTCCGGTACATGGGGCACAACAACTAATAATAACTTAGGTAATGACGCACTTGGTGAAGCTATTACAGGTTCTGCTGATGTGACCTTTGCTAGTGCCAATGTTACGGTTACTCTGACTGATACAAACGCTTCTCAAGCAGCTCGAAACTTAAGACTTAATTTAACAGGTACCACAGGTGGTGCACGTGACCTTATTTTGGGCTCTGGTTGCCAAATTGAAAAACTATATCTAATTAATAACACTTGTGCTGACGCAATCACAGTTAAAAATACATCAGGAACAGGTATCGCAGTTCCAGCGGGTAAATCCATGTTTGTGTATAACAACGGTACTAATGTGGTTGACGCAGTAACTCATGCTACTTCATTGACCCTTGGTTCAGCTCTTCCCATAGCGTCAGGCGGTACGGGCTCAACATCTACAACTTTTGTCAATGCAGCGACTAACATAACAGGCACACTACCAATCGCTAACGGCGGTACAGGACAAACCACACAACAAACTGCTATCAACGCTTTGGCTGGAGCGCAAACAAATAACCGAGTTCTGCGTTCAGACGGCACAAACACTACGCTTGCTCAAGTTAACGTAGCAACAGACGTCACAGGCACACTGCCAATTGCTAATGGTGGTACAGGTTCAACATCTACAACTTTTGTTAATGCGGCAACTAACGTAACAGGCACATTACCCGTAGCAAACGGCGGTACAGGCGCAGCTACACTAACTTCTAACAACGTCCTTATAGGTGCAGGAACTTCTGCTGTAACTTTTGTAGCGCCAGGCTCATCTGGAAACGTACTACAATCAAACGGATCAGCATGGATAAGTGCTGCATCTTCAGCTACAGGAACATTAGTTGGATACAATGTATATACATCATCATCCACATATACTAAAGCTACAAACAGTCCGACTTTTATTATTGTTGAGGTTGTCGGGGGCGGCGGTGCTGGTGGCGCGACAGGGGGTAATCAATTTGTGGCATCCGCTGTGGCTGGTGCTGGCGGAGGTGGTGGTGGATATGCTAGAGAACGAATACTT